ACGCGGCACGCCGTCGCGCAGCATCGCCCGGTAGAGGTCGAAGGTCACTTCGTTGTGCCCGCGCATGCAGTTGCGCCAGTCCTCAGCGCTGGGATGGCGCTCGTTCGTGCGCATCTGCTTGTTGCTGGCCGACTGCGTGGTGATCTGCTCGAGGTCGGGGATGTAGAACTCTTCGGGCAGCTCGGCGTAGCGGGCCGACACCTCGTTGTAAGACCAGGTGCGGTGCCGGTGCCATTGGCGCAGCACGAAGATCGGCGCCTTCACGTCGAACGTGAAGGAGACCGCTTCGAAAGGCGACGTATGGCGGTTCTTGACGAGGTACGCGATCAGCTTCGCGTCCTTGCCTTCGTCTTCACCGGTGCGCCACTCGGCGTCGTACGAGACGCGGGCGCTGCGGACGATGGACAGGTCGCTGCCCATGTGGTCGACCAGCCGGACGTGGCCGTGGTCCAGCACGCGAAGTGCTTCAGACATTCCGCTTCTCCAGGTTGGCGATCTCGCGATCCAGATACCAGCGCGCCTTCTTCAGGTCCTGAACGATGTCGTCCTTCTTGCCGGCGCGGCTGATGTACTTGACGGTGTTCCCCAGGCAGAAGCCCAGGCCCCACGCCTCGATCACCTTGATCGCTTCGTAGGTGTTGTCGGCGCCGCCGTAGTGCGCGGGGTGGTTGACGGCTTCGCTCATGCGCTCCTCCGTTTCATCGCTTCCAGAAGAATTTCCTGAACTTCGCGCTTCGAATCGACGCGCTCGATGACGTTGTCGTCCACGGTGTCGCGGGCGATGATGTTGTAGATGAAGGTGGGGCGGTTGTAGCCCGCCTGCAGCTGGCGCACGGGGCCGATACGCTCGAGGATCTGCATGCGTTCCTCGAGGTTCCACCAGTGGCCGAAATACACAAGGATGTTGCCGCCGTCCTGCAGGTTCAGGCCGTGGCCGGCGCTGGCCGGGTGGGCGAACAGCATCGGGATACGGCCGGCGTTCCAGTCCCGGATGGTCTGCGGGTCCTTGTCCAGCACGCGGCCGCGCGGGAAGGCCTTCTGCAGCCGAGCCAAGTCGCTCTTGAAGTGGTAGGCCACCAGCACCGGCGCGCCGGCCGCCTCCTCGACGATGTCCTCCAGCGCAAGGATCTTCTCGTCGTGCACTTCCTTCCAGTTGCCCGCGTCGTCGACGTAGGCCGCGCCGTTGGCCAGCTGCAGGCACTTGATCGTGCGCGCCGCCGCGTTGAAGGCCTCCACGTCGTGGCCTTCCAGCTCCATGAACATCTGCCTCTCCATGTCCTTGTACAGCGCCCGCGCACGCGGGGGCAGGTCCACATACACCGGCGTGACGATCGGCTCCTGCAGGTCGAACCAGTCGGCCGGATCGACCGTGATGCAGATGTCTCTAAGCTTCTCTTGGATCTCGGCCTGGGCGTGGGGCAGGGGCGTGAGGCCGTAGCCGTCGTGCGACTTCTGGAACCAGCGCTGCTTGAACGCCTCGAAGGTGCGGCCCAGCCGCACGCCGCCATCGAGGAACCAGATCTGGCCCCACAGGTCCTGCAGCCCGTTGGGGCTGGGCGTGCCGGTCAGCTCGATCACGCGCTTGATCTTCGGGTGCGCGACTTTGGCCAGCGCCGCGGCGCGCTTGCCACCCTGGCGCAGGCGGAAGGACTTCAGCTTGGTGGACTCGTCGGGCACCAGCGTTCGAAACGGCCAGCGGTCGCCGTAATACTCGACGAGCCAGGGCAGGTTCTCGTAATTCGTTGTGTAGACCGATGCGTCGTAGCGCAACGCCGCGCGCCGCTCCTTCTCGTCGCCCACGATGGGCATGACCGACACGTGCCGCAGGTGCGACCACTTGCGCGCCTCCTCGGGCCAGGTCGTGCGCGCCACGCGCAGCGGCGCGAGCACGAGCGTGGGGTGGTCCTCGCCGGCCAGGTACAGGCTGTCCAGCGCGGTGAGCGTGCTGATGGTCTTGCCCATGCCCATGCCGGCCCACACCGCGCTGCGTTCGACGTTGTGGACGTGCTCGACGATCATGGACTGGTAGACGCGGGGGGTGTAGTCGCGGCGGGTCATGCGAGCAGTTCCCTCATCGCTTCGTCGCGCGCGGCGTTCAGCTCGGCCATCTTGACGGGGTCTCCGCCGCGATCAGGATGAAACGCAGCCGCGAGGCGTCGATAGACTTCCTGCACGTCAGCGCGCGTGCGCGCGGCCGTCCCGAACACGTCGCGCCAGTGCTTCTTCGTGCTGGCAAGGTCCGACGCTGAGGGCGGGGGCAGAGCTGTAAAGCCAGTGAACGCGGCCTCGAGCATGTCGCCGGTGCCCCAGCGCGCGATGCCGCGCAATGCTTCGATCGTCTTCGCGATCGCCTGCATGTTGTGCTCGATCTTTTCCCAGCGGTCGCATGCAAAAGACATCTGCCGCTTCTTGTACGTGAAGTACACGGCCACGCCGGGATCGTCCGGCTGGCGCTGGCCAGCAAGTGGCAGGCCGTCGCGGCGAAGAGCGATGTTCGTGCTAATGACGACCTGTGGGTCCGGGTAGCGGCCGGCCAGTCGCCCAATCTCCTGCACGATGTTGTCTCGGGCACGTGCGAAGGTCACGTCGAACTTCGCGCGCTCGCGGCGCCAGCGCTCGGTGCGCGCACGACCGGCGGGCCACTGCAGGGGGTAGGCTTCGGCTGTCATGCCACCAACCTTTCCACGCCCTCGACGCTGTCGATCACAACGACACGTTCACCCATCTCGCGCATGCGCCTGTGTTCGCGCGCCTGATGCGGATCCGGCGCTTCGCCAGGGGCCTTCAGCTCGACCCACGCTGTGCGCCGGTGCTGGCGGTACGCGTTGTCGTCGCAGAGCACCCACGTGGCGGGGAGCATCACCAGCCGATCCGGCGCGCCGCGCCGCCCGATCCACTGCACCTTGCGCACCTCGCCGCCCAGCGCCTTCACGCGCTTGACCAGGTACTTCTCGATGTCGGATTCACGCACGGCGCTGTACCCCCGTCCACCTCTGCCCGCGACGGTTGCCAGCGGGGCGCTCTCGCAACGGCGCTTCAACCGTCATGAAGACATGCCCCTGCGCGCACCGACGTGTGCGTCGAAGCTCAATGCCGTCCGTGCGTGTCTGAAGCACGCGCAACTGCTCGCCACAGCGGGGGCACTTCATGCCTTGCCACCTCGCAGAACCTCGAGCACGTTCGCCTGTGCACCCCGAATGCGCGTGATGCGCATGCGGTAGACGGCCGCCAGCGCCGCGTGCACTTCGGCAGCTGCCTGGTGCTCGACGTGCAGGCGTTCGGCTTCGAACAGCTGTTCGGCGAGCACTTCGCTGGCCGGCACGCGGCGGAAAAGTTTGCGGAGCCAGTTCACAGCAGGTCGATCCCCGCCTCGTGGATCTGGTCCTTCAGGCCATTGACTTCCGTCGTGAGCGTGTGAACCTTTTCCTCAAGTCCCTCGACTTCCGTCGTGAGCGTGTCGTTCTCGCGCGCGAGTCGATCGTTCTCTTCCTGCGCCATGTCGCGTTCGTGGCGCATCTCGTTGAGCGAATCGAACTCGCAGTCGATCGTGGCGGCCAGCAGCTCCGCTTCTTCGGTGTGCCCTTCGATGTACGCGCGGCGCTCGCGTTCTTCCAGAGTCAGGTTCATGTAGTGCTCCTCAGAATGGGCTGCCGGAGATCAGCTGCCTGACATGGGCCACCTGCTCGCGGCTCAGGGTCACGCTGCCGTCCGTGTTGGCCTGCGCGCCGTAGATGACCAGATCGCCATCGGTCCACAGCGCCGCGTTGAATTCGGGCTCGGTGTCCTCGCCTTCCTGTTCGTCGCCGGGCGGGGTGCCGTCGCCCAAGCTCCAGAAGGACGTGCGGTCCTCTTTGCGCACGCGCATGGCGCCGTGCTGGATCGCCGCGCCCATGCTGGTGATGAGCAGCGAGCTGCTGGTGCCCAGCACCCTGCACAGTGCGCTCGTACTGAGCTCGGCGTCCTCATCGAGGGTCCGCAGGTGTTCGATCGCGCGCGCGGGCAGCGATCCTTCGCGTGGTGTGTATGACATGGTGAGTCCCCTCAATCCTTCCGGTAGCGATACGTCTCGAACCCCGCTGCAGCCAGCGGCAGGCCGTCGGCCCAGGGCGAGTTCGAGCACATGAGATGCGCCAGCCCTTGGGCGCTGAATTCGGTGGTGTCGGGCGTCTCGGCCAAGATCTCGTCGTGCACCGGCAGCACCTCGCCGTAACCGGCGGCGTCGGCGGCCATCTCGCCGTCGGCGAGCACGTCGCGCGCGGCGGCCTGGGTGACGTTCTCGGCGAGCTTGCCGCCGTAGGTGCCGATGCGGCTCCACTGCTTCGTGTACTGGTTCACGCCCATGTACGACAGCTTTCCGTTCTGCACCTTGGGCTGGGGGTAGCACAGCGCGCGCCGGCCGCACGGCAGGCCCACGCGCAGCCAGGCGCCGTCGCGTCGGATCTTGAAGCGGCGGCAGGTCAGGGTGGTGCCGGGCGACTCCACCGCGGCGATGCAGGTGTCCTGCAGCTCGCGCCACAACGACACGACGTTGGGGTGCGCGGCGCGCCACATGCGCTTGAGGGAATCGCATACCACGAACGCGGTGCGCGACAGGCCGAAGGTGGGGCGCTTTTCCTTGACGCACCAGTCGTAGAACTCGCCGGCCTCGCGCAGCGCCCAGTCCGGGATGGTGTCGTAGGCGGTGACGCCCAGCTCCTCCACGTCGAACTTGTACGTGGCCGCGCCCGTGAGAAACGCGCCGACGCCGCCCTCGTATCCGAGCATCAGCTCCATGACCTTGCCGATCTGGCGCTGCTGCTTGCCCACGTCGGCCGCGATGATCTTGAACGCGCGGGCGAACGCGACCTTGTACAGGTCTTCGCCGTGCCCTGCGTCGAAGTCGCGGAACGCCTGCAGCTTCCACTCCTCGCCGGCCAGCCACGCGAGCATGCGCCCTTCGATGTTGGACAGGTCGGCCACGACCAGCTTGCGACCGGGCGGGGCGACGATCACGCCGCGCAGGCAGTCGGCCGTGAGCGTCATCACGTCGTCGGTGATCAGGTCCGCCACGTCGGCCTTGATCGCGCCGACGGCCTCTTCCTGCACGGCCTCGTCGAAGCCTGCGGACGGGCGCGGCAGGTTCTGCGGCTGGAAGGTGCGCCCGGCGCGGCGGCCGGTGCGTCCGGCGCCGTTGAACTGCACGGTGCCGCGCATGCGCCCGCCGACGTGTCCGTTGATCAGCGCGCGGTACTTCGACGTGCTGGTGGTGGACGCCTGCAGGCGGATGCGCAGCAGCTCCTTCAGGCCTTCGGGGATGTCCGGGTCGGCGAGGCGCC